CAATGTCGGTATTGTATTTAAACTGTCAAGTTTAACTATAGCCATTATATTTTTAAACCCCCACATGCACAAATAATTGTAAATATAGTGTTAAAGTTATCTTTAGTAATAACCCAAGATGTATTTGTTAATGCTGCAGCACCATAGATACGTATACTTGTAGTTGTAAGACGTACAGCATACACTAATAAACCTAGATAACCATTCCATACACATGACCCAGTTATAGTACAGCTATCATTGACACTTGGTACATAAGAATCTAAAACATCAAAAAGTGCATCTTGTGTAATATTAGTTTGTTCAATTGTGAACAAGCTTGCAGATAACTGTGCTGTTGAGACACTTGCAAATTCAACATCGGCATTTTTATTTAAGACTTGATTAGATAACTGTTGCCATGTTGAGCCTATACGTGTATATGCAACCGATATTGCAGCATTGCTTATTGCTAATGCCTCATCAAAAATATACATATTACCTGTTATGTCATAATAACCATTATAAAGTTTATTCCAGGCCACACCAGTAAGTGTAGCAGTATATTCAGCACTCAATGTTAATCCATCATTACTTGGTATAAGCTTAACATAATTACTTTCAGCTCCAATAATTGCCTCATCTGCATCAGCAAAGTATACAACATCACCAAGTTGAAACGTTGAGCCAAGTGGTATTACACCATTTATTACCTGTAATGGCATATTTACATTTTTGAAACTCTTGCTAATAAGCTCAACAGCAAGAGCCCAATCTCCAGCTATTGGATTAGGAACAGTTGGAAAAGATACTCTTGTAATAGCCATTAGTTAGCCTCTCTAAATCTGTTTGTTAATGTATAGAGTCCATTTTCTTTGACCTCTTCAATATCGTCGACGAAGATGCCATAAATTGGTTCTTCTTCAGCTGTACTCAAATTCTCATATCTATCAAGCCAAAAAGGTTTACCTTTGAGTAATTTTGCATACTCAAGAATTAGTGCATTACGCTGTACAACATTTATTTTACTCATGACAATATCAAAGGCTCTTAATAAAAGACCAGTGTATTGTGCCGCCTGACCACCATCAGAAGTCTCAAATGCACTTGTATCTTCGTATATAATTGTATATGGTACAGTAACATTTGGTATCAGTATTGTGCTACCTAATGCAATAGCTCCAACAAATACATTTGAGACAGACTGTAATGTTATTTCAACGCTTACAACAGTAGTCAACTTTGCAGGTAGATAATATCTGTCATTCTGTTTAGGCATCGCTAATGAATAACTACCTAATAATGTATCTTCATCATCATACAGTTTAAGTGTAAAATTTATTATGTTGTGATAACCAAAAAAGAATGAGTCAACAGATATAAAGTCATCCCATACAATGGTTATGACAGTCTCACCAGCCTCGGCTTGTGCTCTTCTTGCCTTAAAAGGATGAACTATATTTGTGACAGGATATTGCAAATTTGGATTCGTCATAGCTAAGCTACTTGCATTAGCTATTTCATTTACAAATAATGCTCTCATATTATCCTCTTATTGGTTCAGTCTGACCATTGTTTATATAGCGCACTGAGTTTGTTGCAACTTCTCTACCATCTAAATATGTATGCACGTGTATATTTATTGGCCTATTGTTCTCTGTCAATTTTTCTGCCACTGTTTTCTGCTGTGCTGCATTCATGACTACTTCACCAGCATTAAGGCGACCCCAAATCTGGTCTCCTTTTGTACTTGACCCAGGAACTATACCACCATCGGCGAAAGCTGGTGCAGAAGGTTTTGCAGCAGCAATTTGCAATCCGGCAGCAATAGCACCGACTGTGGCTTCTGCTATTACCCAAGGATTAAGCGTTGCAACAGCTGCTGCTAATGCAACAGCAGCTTTAGCTGCTACAGCTAAACTATCTAAAGTCCAGGCATACATCGCCTGCTTATACTGCAGCTCAGCAATACGTCTTGCTTTTTCTTCTTCAAGCCTTTCTGTCTCTGCTTCAGCAGCTTCTTGTAAAGCAAGACGCTGTGCATCATAATTATCCTGAATCAGTAATCTATCTATTGAATCTTGTAACTGTGCAGCAGTTATCAAGTCCCCAACAGCTAAGGCATCAGCCAACTGCCTTTGCAAAGATTGTAATTCTGTTTCTTCAACGATTCCAAGAGCTGCCAACTCTGCTGCTTCAGCAGCATCAATTGCTTCCAACTGTGCCTGCAATTGTTCATCAATTAGCTCTATGCGTCTGTCATAATAACGTTCTTCCTCTGCTATAAGCTTGTCCATTATTGAAGAATAAAAGTCACTAAACGCACTCAATAAAGTTGCACCAGCTGACACGCCACGTTCAATGCCATCAAATAGTTTATCAAGTCTTTCCTGTTCAGCTGTCTCTTTTAAGCCTGCTATCAATGCATCAAAATAAGCATTTACAGCATCTGTAGCTTTTTTATTTCCTTCTACTGCTGCTAAAGCCTTAAGTCTTTCGGCCTCAGCTATTTGTAATTCTGTTGCTTGCAACTCGAATAATTTATCTGTATATTCTTCTGCAGCTTTTTGTGATTCTCTATACTCAGCTTTAACATCAATCTTATCTTTAACATTGCCAAGATATTTGTCAAAAATTTTCAAGTCTGCTGTTGTGCCAATAATATTAGCACCAAATTCTCTCAAAAAAGCAGTCATTCCAGGGCCGGCATATGTAAAGCCACGTTCAAGTAGCTTATTCATTACTTCTATAGTTGCATTTGATTTAGCAACAGCTGCGTCATATTCTTCATTACGTGCAATCGCAGCTTTCTCTTTCTCAACAATAACAGCAAGCTCTGTTCTTAATTCACGCTGCAACTTTAATCTATATGCTAAGTCAGATTCACCATTTATTACTGCACCATACTGAGCCTGAAGCTGTGCATAAAGCTGTGTCAAACGCGTTACTTCTTCACTTTCAGCTGTGAGACCATTCTCAACAAGAGACTTTATTGCTGATTCATATGCACTAGATAAATCTGAATTGCGGTCGTATGTCTCACCAAGTAATTTTCCATACTCATTAGCTCGTTCAAAAGCAACAGTCAGTCCTCCAAGTACCTCAGCTAGCTGTCTGGCTTTCTCTTCTTCCTCTTCCTGCATTGCAAGTCTAAGAGCTTTTTCCTGCTTTATTCTATTTATACGTTCATTGGCAATATCAGCCTCAGCTGACGCAGAAGCTGCTCTAGCATCACTTAGCTGTTTTTCAGCATCATACTGCTGAATAACAGCCTGTAATTGAGACCCATAACTCGCTGTGAGCTCTTCATTATTCTCAGCAAGCTCCAATACTTGTTCAAAAGTTATTCCATACTGCTTAGCAAGGTCTTCAAGGCGCTTTCTAAGAGTCGCAGCTGTTACTTCTTGCGTAGCAAAACCATGCGTAGCAGCATAGTTCATAGACTTTGTAAAATTTGTAAGCGTATAATCAACATCAGCAAGAGTAAAAGCAAGCTTAGTAGCTTCTTCTTCTGTTGTTGCTAAATCCTTAGTCATGTATTCAAATTCTTTTCTGGTACTCTTTATTGCAGCATTTCTTAGAGCACCGACGGCAGCAGTAAGCGTTACAATACCACCTATAACTGCTGCGATTACACCAACTAATGGCAATAAACTTACTTCCAAAGCAAAAATATTTACAAGAACACCTTTTATTGCTATACCAAGTGTTGTAGCTACACCAGCGACGGCTGCTAAACCTACTGCCGCTCCAGCTAGTGCTTCCGGCATTTCACCAAACGTTCGTACAATACTTGTCAATATATCAACAATAGGCCTTAGTACTTTCTCAAGACCTTTACCCGCAGTTATTCTAAAAGCTTCTGTTGCATTTTTGAATTGGTCAAATGAACCCTGAAGAGTATCCATCTGAATATCCATTGCCTCAAAAGCTTTATTTGTGCCTGTTACGTCACGTTCCATCTGACGTATTGCATCGCCACCAGCAGCTAACAAAGCAGCCAACTGAGCACCAGATATTTTACCAAATATTGCGGATGCATTTGCTGCATCAACATAACTATCATTAAGTACGTCAATAATATCGGCCATACTATTAACTGCTGGATTGACTTCGTTAAAACTAATACCTAAACGTGCAAGTCTTTTATTTACAATGCTACTCGAATCAGCAAGGTCAACAAATATGCGTCTTAACGCACGACCAGCTTTTTCACCACTGAAACCTTTATTATATAGTACCTGTAATGTACCTGTTGTTTCTTCTACACTCCTACCTAGACCGGCTGCAATTGGTCCAACATATTCAAACGATTTTGTGAGCTTATCCATTGTTGCAAGAGAGTTAGTTATTGCTGCTGTGAAAACATTAGCAACTCTTGTTGCTTCACCAGTCTCTAGACTATACTGACGAATAACAGTTGCAACAGTTTCACTTGTTCTGGCCAAATCTGACTGTGTTGCTATTGCCAGTGCATTAACACCGTCAAGAGCAGCTATAGATTCAGTAGCAGAAAAACCGGCAGATGCCAAATAATACAACGCATTTGCAGCTTCAGATGCTGTCGAACGTGTTGTTGCACCAACTCTTCTTGCAGCTTCTTCTAACTTAGCAAGTTCTTCTGCACTGTTATCTGCACCACTACTTGCTACGGACCATGTGTTGGCCAAGGACTGCTCAAAACCAGCGAATGTATTTACTACACCCTTAAATGCACTTATTATTTTCTGTGCTGCTTTGGCACCATAATAAGCCATTAAAGCATATGCTACATGCCAATGACTAAGCATACCTTTGGTATCTTTTTCTGCCTGACTTGAGATAGTCTGACCCATACCTTTTATGGTATTTATAGCATCTTTAGCGTGTGCTTTAAATTTATCTAAGAGTAGGTCTAGCTGTATTTGTGCTGTGTCGCCATTATTTTCAGCCATGTTTCTTTTTGCCGCCTCTTATCCAACGTGTCTTGCTTGTACTCTTATCGAGTTGTTTAGCATCACGATAGGTCTTAACAAAACCTAATGCTGCAACATCAATATCGACTTTCTGCTTTTCAGTAAATAAGCCTTCAATAAATTCTGAAGGCCTTTTGCTATACTTCTCGGCAAGAAAACCTGCTTCAAGCAATAGCTTATATGACAACTTATCAACATCAGAATTCTTGCGCTGAATAACATATTCAACAATGAATGTCATAAAGTCTTCAGGCAATAAGAAACTCAACAGTATTTCAAGCCTATCAATCTCATTGAGATACTTTTGCTTAAGGTCGAGTGGAACATTTTTAACTAACTCATGCATTTGAGCCAATTCTTCTTTGCGCTGTTTAACAAAGTCCATACCTAATACAAGGTTCATTATTTCATCAAAAGTAGGATGCACTAATGCAGACCTCAAAATACTTTCGTGAATATTTTTTATTTTAAGCATAGAGTCTATGCTGGCACGTTCTGGAGTAGTAGCCAACGCTTCTTCATCTTTAACATCTACTGTGCTAAAATCACCACATGCATTTAATGCGACTGAGCTTAGCATAATAATTGTTACAGGCATTGGATTACCATTCCACGGTGCAACTATTACTTTTTGAGTATTTGCTTCTATAATCTGCTTTATTTCATTGTCCATGATAAATACAGGGAGGGCATTTAAGCCCTCCCATTGACTCCTTAACCGAAACTGATTCCGAGGGCATTGAACTGAGCCAGCGTGAGAAAGTCCTCACTGTATCCAGGCTGCCGTACGCCGTCTTCAATGTACTCGCGTACACGAATGTTGAACTGATATGCAGCCCATGTTTTAACATCACTGCTAAGGTCTGCTTCAAGACCGTTACAGTTCTGAAAATTGATGCGCTTATATCCGTCCATTTGAGAGCGAAGATTGGAGCCCTTTCCGTACTTCGCTTCATAGGCTTCGCCGGCAAAACCTGGAAGATACACCTGACCAGTCGTTGGTGGCTTATACCGGTTTGTGACGCCGGTAAGTGTCTGGTCATTTGAACCACCCTGAATAAGCTCTTTGAGCTCCCAGAGCTCATCATTGAGTGCCAGTGAGACATTGAGACCTTTGAGAAGAGCCGATGCCACCATGGAGAGTGTACTTCCATCTCCATTTTCGACTTCGATTTCCTCAAAATCCTTGATTTCTTTCGGCATACCGAGTGCTCCGGAATTGTTGAAACAATCCACGAAGTGTGTACCGAAACCCTTCTCGGCACCGTTGTAGGCACCGAACATCAACGCGACTGCAATATCGCCCTTCAACTCCAGATACAATGTTGTACCTGGTGTTGTAAGTGCAATCTTGAGTCTTGATGTAGCCGTGTCTGCAGAAGCAGTAAACAGTGCACTGAAACCGGCATCGAGATTGAGCGCTGTGACGAGTTCAGCTACAGTAGCAGCAGCATCATCGACAGCAGCACTTGTCAAGTCGATTGTCAGTTCAGTGAAGGCACCGGTACCGTTCAACCTGTACGCCAACTTCGATGTTGCAAGGAGCTCTGAAATGTCGACTGTGCCAGAAAATCCGAGCTGGCTCGATACAGAAGGATACGAGCCATCGGGATTCAGCCGCCGCCATCGAGAACCTTCAACAGAGAATGACGTTTTGCCATCAAAACTGTACATTTGCGTCCTCCATTATAAAATTAAAGCATGCAACGCATGCTTATAAGCCATGTGTTGGTGTAAAGAAGCGTCTACGTCTGCTCAATGTTCCATCATCATTACCGGCTGATAATGTCATATCATCGTTTGGCTCTACAAGTGGTGTAACGTTAGGAGTTGCGAAAACCTGAAATGACACACCATCATCATTTAGAACTTTTCTATGTAGCAATGCTAGACACTCTTCTTCAATATACTTATCAACAGCGTCTCTATAACCAGCAGGATAGTGTACCTCAACAATAAAAGGATTTACTGTGCTACCTACTGTATAATAACTATTTAGTGGATAGTCATCATAAATGAGAACATATGGTGGTGCAGGATATGTCTCCATATTACCACGCTTGATTATGTTTTTAACAGTGCCTAATGCTAGGGCTGCTTTTACTGCATCAAGTCTCATTTTAAACCTTTCCCTATCTGCTGTAAATCATGTAATACCATTGGATAAAAGCGTAATAGCAAGGTTGGAAACGATGCGAATCTGCCATCGAATCCTTCCTCTAGCTTTTTAGCATACCACGTAGTATTGCCAAACGTGATTCCCATTCTTCCTGGAACTTGATATGTTTTAGCAAAGAATCCTTGTGCTGCTTGAAAAGTATGGTTTGTCCAAAACATACCTTTCTCTTCAGCTGGAACACTTCCTTGAACATAATCAAAATATTTCATTGCCTCAATAGCATAATACTTCATTATGTTATAAGCTTCACGCTCATAACTATCAAACATAAAATGCATTCTGCTTATAACAGCTGCCTCATTAACAAACTTAGCCCTTATCATCTGCTCTTAACTGAAGCATAATATTTACAGCTAAGTCATATGCTTGTGAACGTGTAAGTTCTACTGTTCTATCTGCTACCAGGACAGCTGTTGCTGGCATCAGAATAACAATAGCATTGTTTCTTGCTTTCATATCATTACCATCATCAAGCATGGTAGGTCTTTCAGCCATTAGTAAGCTCCTATGTGGCGTGAGGTAATCTGTTCTAAGTCACACACATAATAAGCAATGCCACCAAATAATCTTTTTGCTTCAGGCAGTTTAGTTCTGAAACGTTCACCATTATAGTTAAACATAAGTCCTTTCGTAAGACCAGTAATATTGTATGGTGCAATCATATAATACTGGTCGTTATAGTCATATGGTGTTTTTGCATTTGTTATAACTGGCTCAGGCAGTAGTCTCCTTGAAATAGTGACAAAACCAAATGAAGTTGGTACTGCTTCTTTTGTTATGTCAGCAACAGTATAGCCATCAGAATTTACTATAGTTGGATAAATATCACAAATAAGCTCATGTGGGTTAAGAGATATTCTATATGCTATGGTATTGCGGAGATTATCAAGTACACTCATTTTACCAGTTTATACTCCCAGCTACTGTCGAACGCATCACAGAAATTGCACAACCGCCGACACCTTTAATATCGTTACATCTCTGCTGATACATCTTTGCATTGGCAAGACATGTTTTCTGCATTGTTTCTGGCGAAAAATATTTTATTTTCTCTCCACCAGTATCTATTTCATTCAATGCATCTGTAACCATTCCGGCTGAACCAGACAGTTCTTCCCAAAGTGCTGCTGCGGCACATTCAGGATATGTATACTGACTCAAATATTCATTAAGCAATACCTCATCAGTTACTTCCTGATAGTATGGCTTCATAAAATGTTTAAGTTTATCAAGGTTTGTCATTGCCATCTACTTGCTCCTCGTAGCTAATCTGTATACGCAGATTATCTATAAAGAGGTGCAGAGTCCGAGTAACGGACCCTGCACCAAGAGAGATACGCCATGCGACGATTTACCAGGCAGGCCAGGTAATCTTCTGAATGAAGTTGCTGATTCCGTCGGCGTTCGTGAGACCTTCGACGAAATACCAGGCTCTTTCTTCTTTGCTCAGGGTTGTTACATCCGGAGTCTTGTCGATTTCAGCCGTAAGGCCTCTTTTCTTGACGATGGAAAGATACCTGTTCTTCTTGATGAGGAAAGCGGTTCCATCTGTGACGCCACCGTAGGTTGTGGTACCCTTGGGAAGATTGATGACTTCACCATCATAGCCAACAACCTGCCGAATGTTGCGAATGCCAGGATAGTTCCTGTTGCGGTCAGATGCCAGACCGTTGATGACATGGTCTACCGCGTACATGTCGTGCGTGGAAACCAGAAGGACCAGGTTGCTGGCATCGATTTTCTTTTTGGTAACGGGGTCTACCCTGTTACCCAGGGCCTGAACGGCATTCATGATGGTGTTGAGCCACTTTTCCTGCCGATTGTCACCTTCGGTAGACGCAGCAGTATGTTTTGCAGTTCCGGCAACACCGTAGTCGGCGTTGATGATTGGGGACATGGCCAGGTCATCCTGCTTGGCAGCGTATCCAACCGCCACACCGTCGTTCATTCTGGTGAGGTTGTAGGATTTGTCAAACAGAGAAGCCAGGAGGGTCCATTTGAACCCGGTGGCGTAAATCTTGAGCGGAATCGTTCCGTACTGGCCGCCCATGTTGGCACCCATCGGAATCTGCTCACCTTCGCCGTTAACTTCGCCGAACACGAAGCCGTACGGGAAAAGTTCGTTCATGCGAACGTCTTTCGGCGCATCAGGCATGTCGATTACATTATAAATGTAATCGCGAATGGTCCGATTGGCTTCTTTACGCATGGTGAGGTCGAGCCTGATTGCGTCGAACAGGTCGGTATAGTTGTCCAGCAGTGTCCCGCCAGCCAGCTGTACTTTTTTGGCCTGTTCAATGACAGAGCCACGATCTTTGAAACGGTAGTCGAAACCGCTGTTGAGCTTGCCGCTCAGGGTGATGAGCTTGCCGGAGTGTACGGACTGCAGCCTCGAAATAAGACCGAATGTCGAATCATCGAGCAGCATACCGTCAGCACCTACGATGCTGGCGCCGAGTGCTGTGTTGACAACGTCAACAGGGTCTCTGACGACATAAGGTTTTCCGGCGAGCTGATTGTCCTGAAACTCCGCTTTAAGGAGCTCTTTGGTGATAATATGTGCCATCTTTTACCTCCAGGTGATGATGACAATACCGCGAACGGCATTGCTGTAACCGAGCAACTGAACACCGTCCGCACCGACTGTATTCGCGGCAGCAATGGAAGCTGTGGAAGCTTTCGCATTCGCAGTCGCGGCAGCGGCCAGACAGATATCGGTTCCGTCAGCCTGTTCCAGGGTGATTGTTCCAGAAGAAACTGTAGCACGGGAAATTACTTCCATACCGAGAATCTCGGCACCGACAGGAATTTCGGGAACAGCGAGCTGATTGCCTGTGCTGATATCCGTCGCCACATTGACCACAGTGGTCTTAATGGCATCGGCAACACCGACGTCCTGTTTGAACGGCCTGAACGTGACATAGCCGCTCGCGCCATTCACAGCGGAAACACAGATTCCGAGTGGCACGGCTCCGGCAACCATTCCGGCCCGCACCTCTCCGGCAGCCGCACTACCACCGGTGAGAAAAGATACAACGCCATCCACCACAAAGGTATCAGTTACGTTAATCTGATTGGTGCCGATTGTTCTTTCGGCATCAATGTTGAGCATGCCGCTGGCGCCGTCAGCAATACCGTCATACTCACGGCATTCTCCGACGACACCATCAAGGTACGCGATTTCGAGGTGTTCAACAGTCCTTCCCAGGTTGTTGGTTACCTCTCGCTGGCGAACACTGAGGAATTCCTCGTGAAAGCCATAGTTCGGTTTGACAGTGGTCATTTTTAACCCTCCATTGTGTTGTCGTCACCACCATCGGCAGCTGTACTACCGGTAGCGAATGCCGCACCGAGTTCTCCCGCTTTTGCCCCGAGAATCGCTTTAAAGATTCCCAGTGCAGCGATGCGTTCAATCTCAGCATTGACTTCATCTGCTGTACCCTCTTTCAGTGAAAAAAGGCTTTCGGCTGTTTCAATAAGCTCGGGACTTTTGAAACGTGCGTCGATTGCCGATTTCTTCAGCTGATTGAAGGTGCTCTGTTTCTCAGCATCGACTTTCTTGAGATACTCATCGATGTTCATCCCTAGTCTTTCTTCGGCTGACTTGAGGCGCGACAAGGCGAGTCCATCAGCCTCAGTCAAGACAGGGATTCCAAGATTTTTGGCCAGGTCTGCGACCGGCAGTTTACCGGTGTCAACTCTGTTTTTCAGTACCACGCACAGCTCAGCGCTGCCAGCGTCGGTAATTTTTCCTTCCATCTCGCTTTCTCCTTGTATATTATTATTATCGGCAACGCCGACTTCAACACCTTTGAACGAAGTAACAACAATGTCGGCATCAGAACCAGTCTGGTCTGCTTCAACAAGGGCGTTACTTCTTGCTTTAAGCGATTCAACCGCTGTATAAATACTCTTCATCTGCTCTTCATCAAAGCTGTAGTCAACTCTCATGAGGTCGGATGAAGAAGTACTTAACATCTTCGCTTTTATTTCTTTGATTGTCTGCTTAACAAGCTCCTGTTTTTCGACTGTACCACTTATGGCAAGCAGATTTCTGATGTAGAGTGTGTTCTTATTGAACACTTTTGCACCAACAACGTAGCCGTCAGGAATAGCACGCATCTTTGGATGCACACCGGCGTCGCTATGTCCATTGATATACAATGGAGCTGGTACCTTATTTATGCCACTGGCGTAAGATTCGGCCCAATCATTACTAAGAATGACTGTTGTCCAGGGGTCTGGATGTGCTGGATGCTCTTCGCCTAGAAGTACTCTGTTAACAAATTCAAAGACTTCAGCATCTCCGACCAATTCATCGTACGACGCTTTATTGCCGATTGGAATATCATTGATGCTGGTAATGTCAAGGTCTTTAAAATCCAGTACAATGCTGGCTGTTTTAAAGGTTAACGGCAAGGTTACCCGTTTCGTTCCCATTTTCTTTCTCCATTAGCAGTGTATTTGCACTAAGAATGGCAGTAAGAAGCACAGAAACACGTGCTTTTAACTGCTTTCTCCAAGGTTTTTCATACAAATCGCGTAAATCTGTTGGCAAAGTATCAAGTATTTCATTGCTCAACTTGGCAACACCATACTTTTCTATGAATACTAAAAGATCGCGGCGATATTTTTCACGCTCATCAAAGAGTTCTGTTACTTTTTTGAGCTCACTCTTTACCGTTTCCTTCCTTTTCTTCCAATTCTTCAGTGTTGCTATTATTATTAGTATCGTCCTTAACTTCCGGTTGGTTAGCTTTCGCTCGTTCGGCATCATCGTTTAACATCTCCTCTATCTTCTTACGATGCTTTTCATATGTTTCATCAAGTTCAATAAAACCAAGACTCTTGAGTGTCTCAAAAATCTCTTCATTATTGAGCTGTCCATCCTTACGCAGCGCAACAATTGCAGCAGAAAGAGCTCTAAGAATCTCAGACTGCTCTTTAATACTGACAAAATTCGGTTTTGGCCATTCAAAAGTTATATCTTCTGCTGATAAATTGTCTAATGAAACATAATTATGCACAGCAGTTATGACATCAAACAGCTTTTTCCACGAAAGCTCACGCTCTTCCTGTTTGGCTTCTATCTTCTTAATCCAAACAGGACGATATTCTTTAACACTTGCAAGCGATGTTCCAAGATTTGCACCAAAGTTAATCTCTGGTGTCTCTGAACCCTCAACAATATTTGTAAAAGTGGTCTGCGAAATGTCTTTAAAGTCACCAGAAACTTTCTGAAGGTACAAATACTGCACATCTTCTTCGTCCTGGTTTAGAAAAAAGTCTCGGTCATCGAGAGAAAGTTGTGTTCTGCCGGCTTGCAACGACTCATACGTTCCCGGTCCAAAGTTGTTATCGAGCCAGACCTTTGCATTTTTGGTTTTCAGCTTCAGTTTTGGGTGACCGTCACGTTTCTGCGCGGCAGCAGCCTCAAATGTAAGCTCATGGTATAGTCTAAGTTGTGGCTCGATACTCTCAATTTCTGAATGACCATATAATTCACCGTGTATTGTGTCGTTTGAGAACATCACAACCGGCAGAACACCAAAAATATTCTTTGTTGTTATCTTCTTTGCAACAAGCTCTGACGACTGTAACACAGTGGTTACCTGTTTTTCTGCTGTTATGACATACTCAATCTTCATTGTGGCGGCAGAATTATCTTCTGTAGCGTATGTAAATTCTTCAATGAAGCGATAGCCAATTATTTCTTTTGTAAATGGGTCAATAAAAATGTCGCTAAGTACTTCAAATGGTACAAGTTCCAGTACAATTTTCTTTTTCTTGTTGTCCCAGCGCACCCAGACAATCTGATTACCGTCAATTTCGACTGCTTTATGTATTTTTCTTATTTTTAAATCAATTGATTTAAGTAAATCAAGCGTTCTTCTGTTACCATACAACTTTGGCTTACCAATAAAGTTAACATTGTTATTGACAATTGGCTTTACAAGCTGTGCAGCTAGTGTATAGCTGTTATTTTTATTGTGATACAACTGACGTGCTAACACAACATCAGTTCTATTTTCGACAGTATAATTTACTGGCGTTGACGTGAAACCGTTTATGCTCAGTTCTTTGCGTACATCTTCACTTGTGCCTTTCTTTGACTTACCAAAGATTATTTCCAATAAAGTAGCCATTAATTGCTCCTGATTCCATAAGCAAAGATGTTCGACACAATATTTATATGCTCTACTGGCGCACCAACATCATAAAAAGCTAATGCTAAAGCATCACCTCTATCTGGTGACTTATGCAAAGCGTGTGTATGTTCAGCAAAAGTCTTTTTGTCCTCAATCTTCATCACTTCATACCCACGTTTCCCGTTAATAAATAGATATTTACGTGTATAAAGCTGAATGGCTAGCTCTTCGTCGTTTGGAATACACAAACTTGGGAGTCTATCCTTGAGGTTAAAGTACATTTCTGTGGCAACATCTTCATAATGCTCTTTATCATAAGGTGTGCCACCAAAATTGATACGATTTACTGTTAGTCCATCACTCTCAAGCAAATCTGCAACTGCAGCACCAATGTGGCCGTTATCAATATTGATAATAGAGTTTGTGCCAGCAAATAACTTAAGGTCATTCTTTGTCTCAATAGCATTCTGATAGCGACTAATATACTGGTCAATCACCTTATCGTTAATGCGCTTATAGAAAACGATTTCGTCACCGCCCTGATGCGCAATGTCTGCTCCAACCCAAACAATTCCTGGTGGGTTCTTGACAATCACATTCCGCTGCGCCTGTTCAACAAGGTCTGCTGGACAAACGAACATGTCATGCTCGTCCATCAGCTTGCCTTCCCAGATGTGCTGTGCACGATACAGGTCACGTGCATAGTCTGCCTCTTTCTCTGATGGTAGTGAAGAGTCATTGAACCATGGATTATCGTTCCAGTTCACGTTGACAAACTTCGCATTCGGGTCCTTATTACGAATATAGTCGACGTAGACTGGGTCGCTAGAGTACCTCGGGTTAAAATCCCAGAAGAATATGGCATCCTTCTTTCTGATAGTGGGCCTTAAAATATCAATGGACTGACGTGAGATACTCTGAGCCTCAGCGACCCAGCATATATCGGCTCCTTCCAGTGACTTAATATTATCGGCGTTATGGTCATGCAGCCCATAGAACACAATCAGTGTCCCATTGGAACCTTTAATGCACTCTTTTGTTGTTGTATAAAACCAATTCCAACCAAGTGCATTGATTGTGTCATCAAGTAGCTTTTTCACAGACAAAGCGATAGACTTCTGAACTTCACGAACGCACACAACAAAGAGTGGTTTCTCCATGGCCATGGTAAGAATGATTCTGGCTAAAGACCATGACTTACCTGACCCTCGTCCACCATATGCGCCACGATGTTTCTTGTCGCAATTGACAATGAGTTCTTGAAATATTTTGTCTACAACTTCAACATTCTGTGTCATTCAGGCTTCTTTCCAACAAGATTGATAATATCAGGAACAGTTCCTTTCGGCTTCTCCTGACCACCAACAAATCTCTCCTTATCAAGTATTTTACCCAAATCTACAGCAGCAGTCCGAGCAAGCTTTTCATCTTCTGAATCCATTGAAGATAACAAGACACCAATAATCTTCTTTTTGATTTTGGCATCCTCATAGCTTATTCTGTACATGAACGATGCATCGCGTTTAATGAACTGTTTTTCAGGTTCAGTAAGTTCCGCAAGCATCATTGCGATTTCAAGGTCATAGCTGTCACGATAGTGCATAACAACTAATTCCTTTTTCTCGTCAAGTGTCATGTTAGAATTCATCACCGATACCTCAAGCTTGCTAATATATCTATCTTAGTGGCCGTTTCATATAATTATATGCCCTATTTTCTACTTTTGTACAGAGTTTTCGGCGAAATAATTGTAAATATATTATTATATATAGTGAAAAGCCTATAAAAAACTGGCCTTATATAGAAGGTTTTGAGGGATAATCTTTAATACCGTTATTGACTGATAAAGATTATTTTTAGGGGATGTTTGGATATAGCTCATTATGAGATATTTTGATAGTCAATGACGATTGAATATAGAAAATAATCTTTACTGGACTGGGCCCTGGGTATTTGAAAAATTCGCTTTGTGGCTTAATAAAAGATTATGGTGGTGTGTGGAGGGACCAGTGACATGGGCCGAGTGTGGAGATGCCTGGTTATCTTACCTTTTGTTATTTATTATATATAATGAAACACCACTATAATCTGTGAAAAACCACCTAAAGGCCCTATATAGGGCCCGGGCTATATATTATTTTGCCTATATACCATATCAACTATATATTTCTTTTACTACATAGAATTATTTGCATATAATAAAGTCCATATATTCCAGGTCCATAATATATTTGCTTTACTATATAGTATTA